GTGCTGTCCATGACTGACTCACTAACATCCACTGTGGGCCACAGTGATGATATCCCCAGTATAGTAACCAGCTTAACCGCGGCTCCCACTGTGGGTAACGTCCACACATATATCACCAGTATATACGATGCTCTGAATTCCAGTGGTGATGCAGGCGTGGCCGGAGTATTATCCGCTATATCAGGTCACGCCACCACATTAACCAACTATGTCTCCAATGATGTAGCTGCGTATCAGAGCATTAACGACCAGATTAACAGTGAGAGTGTTATATCAAATATTTTAGATAAAGCTCATTCTGAAGATCCCAATGTACAGGCTATTCTACAATTGGTAGTACAACCAGATAAACTGGCGATAATTTTACCACCAGCTTAAACAGCCAGCTAATCATCAGAATGACGGCGGGAACCTGGTTCCCGCCGTCATGTTCTTAACTTACAGACCAGCTGCAATAGCTCCAGTATTCATAATGCGTACTGGCACATAAATGAATTCTGCGGCTTTGGCGGGCGAAATCGCCGCGTCAACCCAAAGCTCATTACGATCAACGCGATCAGGTGTGTTGTTTGTGGTGTCACACACAACAAGATAATCGTAAAGTCCACGATTTACCTGGATACTGTTGAGTTCTTTTTCCATCTGATTCTTGATTTCCTTGCGGGTAATCTCATCATTGGGTTCGAAAATATACTGACGTGCAATCAAGTCCAGTTGACGACGCAAGTAAACGATCAGCCGAGCAACGTTTACACGATCCAATGAGCTGACGGCTGCACTGCGTGTTTTCTGCCCGTAAATCACAATACCTGATCCACTGAGTACACTGATGGGGTTGACTTTGCCAGTGTACAGAACATCACGCAGATTACTGGGCACGCCAATACTCTGGAATCGACCAGTTGCTCCGTCAATGTATCCCACAGCACTGGCATTGTCTACAGTGCCACGACGCAGGCCAGCAGGTGCAAACCAGGGGTAACTCTTCTGGTCACTGCGGATCATGCTGCGTAGTACCATGTGACTTGCGGGAACCACCGCATTAACACCATCCAGGTCGGTGGTGTATCCGCTGGGATAATATCCTGCCATGTATTCATAGTCGGAAGTGAAACCATCTTCGCCATCCTCGACGGCCAGACTGAGATTACGTGACCAGTTATCCAGTGCATTACTGGTGTCTGACAGTCTAAGTGGGCTGTCAGCAATAATAAATGCTGTTTCCTTGCGGTTGATGTTTAGCTGAGTCAGTGCGCTGTTGAGTTCTGGATAACCCGGTGCCACCATGAGATTAAAGTTGCGTGTCTCTTCAGTAGCTTCGGTGCTGTTGGCCACTGCTGCTACCATTTTTCCCACCACCAAGTTACGCTGAGCCTTGCGTCCCATATAAACAACACCATTGGTATCATTACCACTGGCGCTGACCCAGGCATTTTTATAACTCACCGAGGGGAAGTGATTTACCACAAATTCTTTAATATTCATGCCGCTTCTGCGAGTGTTGAATAGCAGGGTACCACGCGGATAAAGTGTATAGCTAGGGCAATCGGAATCCACTGTGTCATTAGTCAACAGTGATGTGATAGTGGGCAATGTGCCTGTTACTACATCAGCAGTGGAATTTCCTGCCCAGCGGGCATCAGCAAACACAATACCATCGCTGGTGGTGTGATCAGTATTGTCAATCAGCGTCCACAATGCAGTAGTTGTCGAGTAACGATAAATTCTGGGGAAATCTTCAAAGTTGGATGTGTTAATCCAAAGATCACCGCTGACCAATGCAGTATTATCACTTTGCACAGTGGGCTGACTAGCACTGACAATGGGCCCAGCAGGATCGGTCTGGGTGAGATCATAGCCACGACTGTCGGGATTTAATCCACGATAGCCACGCCATGCAGTTCCACTGTGTACCAAGATGTCAAATTCAGTGGAATTGTTGTAGTACCAGTAAGTCCCATCAGCTGGGTCAGCTGCGGGCTGACCACTGCTGGTCACAGTGTTGGCATATGCTTCCAGCCATTTGCTGACCACAATAGTCCCAGCAGTGGCATCAGATTCTCTAGCACCAACTGAAGCAGTGGTAATTCCCACCGACGACAATGGTGAATTGGAGACATCAACTAATTCAATGTAACCGCCAGTGCTGTGAGAAATGCTTACAGCACCACTGGTTTCAATTGCAGCACTGATATAACTGATACCTGATCCGTTGATTGCGCTGACAAACTGATCAACGGATGTGTTACTTGCACCAGTGGCAAAGCTCACGGTTATAGCACTATCCAGCGTTTGCTGACCTGGTACGGATCGTTTAATAGTAAAGCTGTAATTTCTGCTGATCACTAGTCCTGGAGGAGTAGTTGAGCCAGTTACCTTGCTGACTCCAGCACCGCGAGTAAACAGTTTAAAGGTAAATGTGCTGTTTTGGCGAACATCGCTCTGCATATAAGTTGCACCAGAGGCAATAGTTAATCCACCACTGCTTGCATCCAATCCATAAATTGCAGCAGCATCTGTAGCATATACTGGGGTATTCAGTGTGAGCCAGATGTCGCTGGCACTGTTATACTGTTTAACACTGAAATTTGCACCGTTGTTGGGTGAGCTGGTCTTGAACCATACACTACCAGTGGGGCGAGGAGTAGCTGCATAAGTGTTCCAGGCTGGTACATCAGTATGCTTACTGGCTTGGAACGCCGCACGATAATAAGCGGACACAGTGCTGATACCCAATGCACTAGCTACACCACCAGTTTGAGTAATAGTCATAGTGTGTGATGCATCAGTGTCGAAGAAGTAGAGTGCCAGCCGAGTGTCTGCGGTTGCTCCAGCTTTGACGGTGGCAGCTAACGGTGAACTGCCATTGATAGCAGTAACCAAGGCAGCTAGGGTAGTGCTTAGATTGGTCACTGTAAATGAAGTAGAGTTGATAAGAATAGTACCAGTGGTTCCGGTGTAAACTCCGCTAGAATTAAACGGTGAATTAGATCCCACCACAGCTGGCCATGCTTTAAACCAGTTGGTGCCGCCCACTGCCACCCACTGCCCAGCTACTGGGGAAGGCGACGCGGCTTTGAAGAATACCGGGTTACTGGCATCAGTGGTATCCACTGCGTAATCGCCTGGCTTACCCAGTCTGGTTACTGGAATATCAGAGACGATATCAGCAGCAGATGTGATCACCAGCAACTGCGGATCAGTTACTGCATTGGCTGCGCTAATAGATCTAAAGCCAGTCTGGCTATTCCATTCCAATATACCAAAGCTGGTAGCAGCAGTGTCTAACCACAACTGACCATTGGCGACTGAGCCGCTGGGACGAGTTTGCGTGCCAGTCAGCTGATCCAGATCTACATCTGCACGAATGATATAAGCAGCATTGCTCACACCCAGTGCGCTGTAAGCGGCCAGCAAGCCGTATTCATTTAGTTCGTAACCATGAACTGGTGTACCCTGAACCACCATGAAGTTGGGTTTGCCGTAATTGCTTACTAAGTCTCTCTGACTTGTAACTAAGAATACCTTGCCAGCATTGGCAGCAGTGGTATATGCTGCCACGGTGCCGCTGGGATTGAGTTTATTTTGGGCAGTTGCCACTACCACAAAGGGGACTGTGCCTGTGGGTGATGGTGTATAATTACTTTCGTCGATGATAGTAACCTGTGCGCCCGGTGATTGTAAAGCCATATTTGTCTAGCCTCCAGTTACTGATATTTAGCAGATGCTGCCAAAAACCACTAGTTCAGTAAGTCTTTAAAGGGATTTAGCGTAAATAATGGAGTGACTATTACTACCAGACCATTATGCCGAACCTGTAAAACCCGACCCTGTGCGGTCAACTATCACCTCAATTCTCGAGTTTATTATCGCAGCAAATGTGAGCGATGTTGGCGACAGCATGGTGACCGACGGCATCTCAAACCCAGATGGCAAAGCAGAGGATACCAAAAGAAAAATCGCTGTGAACGCTGTGGCTTTCACAATACATTATCTCAGATATTTGCTGTATATGTAGTTGATGGAGATCTCAACAACACTGCCCCCAACAATCTCAGAACAGTGTGTGCCAACTGTCAGATACTATTAAGTGTGACTGGGCAGGGTTGGAGAAATGCTGACTTGATTAGTGATTTTTGATGACATAAATTCAGAAAATATCATCTGATCCAGACCAGCATATAAGTCATCCAGTGTGCCCTGATTCCAGATCTCGTGGTGTACTGCTCGACCAACCCAGTGCCATTCACTGGCATGCACATCAGGCCACAGTGTTTCCATGGTCATGCCATGCTGATGCAGATATTCCAGCTCAGTGGTGGAGTTATTCTGGGTCAGCGCACAATGATGCCATATGGGAAAACGCTGATATCGCGTGATGGCAACCAGCCGGCCATGTAAGCTGTTGATGCTGTCAAACTCGTTGGCAAACCTACAGTCACTAATCACTACATTCTGGCCCTGGCTCAGGGTCTCTTGGATAGCACGTTCAGTGCTGGCAACCCAGATATCTGGGTGGAAATGATTTCTGAATACCTCAGTGCCCACATTCTGTAATACCCATCTGGGAGTAAGTTCAGCAATATCCAGTCGAGTTGCCCACCAGGGATCTACTGTTTCACGCCATGTCCGGCTGAATTCAGTGCGACCTTCCAGCAGATCACGATCCCAGCCAAATACTGCTGATACTGCATCTTTAAGATGCTGGGCATAACTGATTCTCTTAAAGTTATATTTGTTGACCAGAAAATCTGCGGCTGTGTCTTTTCCGCAGCCAATCCATCCTACCAGTCCGTATACCTTGGGCATATATGTATATATTATTATAGCATATTTGCGAGGAATTTTCAAGCAACAACTATCCCATCACGAAGTAAACTGTCTAACCTGTCACCCACCAAAGAGGCGCAGAGCCATCTATGTAAAGTTTAAGTTCTTCGATCAGTTTATCCATTTCAGCCTGAGCTTCGGTTTTTAATTCACCACCGTTGAGCTGGGTGCCACCCTGTGGGCCAGCAATGCTGGCAAATTTACTACGAGCTTCACCCAGGGTATATTTAGCCACGCTGTAGGTATAATCTTTAATCCAGTTGCTGGTCTGATAATCCTGCAACAGATAAACTTCAGGTTTCATGTTGAATGTCCACAAACACACAATTTCGCCCGATGCTTGTGGCATACGCACAAGTACCAGCTTCCTGGTAACTGGGTTAAAGGTGAAGTTGATGTGACCACCAAACATTCTAGCAGTCATTTCCTGGTACTGAGTATACAGCTCATAGCTGAGTAATCCACCAGTGCGGCCCGCAGTCAGCAAGTAGGTATTGATATATCCAGCTTCAAACGGTTCAAATTGATTACCAGATCCACTGCTGCCAATAGTTCTGCGCATGATCTGTCTGACCATGGTGATTTCTTGCGGCAAGGTGTATTCCTGCTGATACTCAACCAGAGTTAGAAAACTATTGCTTTCTTCTGTGGCGTTCTGGCTGCGAGCACGATAGGTAGACACTGCTTTATTGTAAGCCATCTCCAAGTGAACCGGGTCCAATTCCACGTCAACCATTCCTGAACCCAGTCTGGTCATCGTGTAGTCAAATATACCTTGTTTAAGTTCGTCTAGTGATGGCATACAGATATTTATACCAACACACGCCATAAATAGCAGTGGAGATTCACAATGCCCAGACTATCACTTTGGCAGAATGGTAAACACACCAACGATTACAAATTCTTTGATCGCAATATCCAGGAAATGTTCACCGTGGGTGGCACCAGTGTCTACATACACAAGTATCTGGGGCCGCAAAGTTCAGCCAACACTCTCGCAGTCAGTGTCACACAACCCGCAATCGGAGTCACTGTAAACTTCGCCAGCACCACAGGCGTTACAGTGGGGAAATATGTATACGCCACTGGTGTTACTGCTAAAACGCAGGTGGGTGCGGTTACATCCAATACTATAACACTGACCCATGCTTCCACCACACCCATAACTCAGGGTGCATTGATCAGTTTCAGCGATATATATGACCCCACCAATCCAGTTTATGTGAACCAAAGCGCACTGAACATACAGGATCTGTTGTTGTTGGAAAATCGTGATCGCAAATACGACAGCAGTATATATGATCTCAGAGGATTGTACAATGTTCAAGATCTGGACTTTGACCTCAGTCAGTTTGGATTATTTCTGCAAAATGACACTCTGTTTATCACCTTTCATTTAAACGACATGGTGAATCGCATGGGCCGTAAGCTGATGAGTGGTGATGTACTGGAGCTGCCTCACCTCAAGGACTTCCACAGCTTGGATGAATCAGTGCCAGTGGCACTGAAGCGATTCTATGTGATCAAAGATGCCATCAGCAGTGCTGAAGGATACAGTGCCACTTGGTGGAGTCATCTGTGGCGGGTCAAAGCTACTCCACTGGTGGACAGCCAGGAATACAAGCAAATTCTTAAAGAAATCCAAGCTGGCACTGGCGGAATGCTGGGTGACTTAATCAGCACAGCTAGTCAGCTGAATCAGATTAATGATGCAGTAATTGCCGAGGCTGAAAATCGTGTGCCCGTCAGCGGATATGACACTACACCGTTCTGGATCCCGCCCATGACCCATGGCGACAAAACTCAGTCACCATTACCGCCAGACAGCAGTCCCACTGAAATGGTTGGCGGATATCTAGTGGGAGCTGGAATTCCACCCAATGGTTATCCTTGTGGCACTGGTGCCAGCTTCCCATCTGCACCAACCATTGGCGATTGGTTTCTCAGAACAGATTTTCAACCCAACCGTTTGTTCAAATACACTGGCAACCGCTGGTCTCGCGTGGAAGACAGAGTCAGAACCAGTCTTACTCCGGGATCTGGTAACACTCTCAGAGACACCTTTGTCAACAACACCACTGAGTTCACCAATGGGCAGGGCCAGTCAGAGTCCAGCAAACAATCGCTGAGTGACTTACTTAAACCCGGGAGTGATTTCTAATGGCATACGAGACGTTTTTCTATGATGAGCAAATACGCAGATTTATCATACAGGTAATTCGCTTGCTCAGTAATTTTCAAGTAAAATTTGGCGATGGCACATTGTATCGTGTGCCAGTATCCTATGGTGACAGCAGTCGTCAGGTTGCCAGCATCATAGCACGCAACAGTGCCAATCGTATACCACCCACACCTCAGATCAGTGTATACATCAGCGATTTTAAATATGCCCGGGATCGTGTGCAGGATCCCACTTATGTGGATCGCGCCAGTTTACGCACTCGTGAGTATGACCCAGTCACTGGCACCTATTTAAATCAGCAAGGCAATGCCTACAGCATTGAGAGGCTGATGCCAGTGCCGTATAATCTGGGAATCAAGGCTGATATCTGGACCAGCAACAGTGAACAGAAATTCCAATTGATGGAACAAATTCTCAGTTTATTTAACCCAGCCCTGGAAATTCAGAGCACTGATAATTATCTAGACTGGACCAGTCTCAGCTACATGGAACAAACTGATATCAACTGGAGCAGCCGCAGCATACCCCAGGGCACTGACGACCAGATTGACATCGCCACAGTGACCTTTCAGCTGCCCATCTGGCTGAGTTCACCTGCGCGTGTCACCAAGATGGGAGTGGTGGAGAAGCTGATCAGCAGCATTTTCAATCCCACCGGCGATCTGTCAGACTTCGTGGCCAGCGATGACCTGTTGCTGGGTACTCGCCAGGCAATCACTTTTCAGAACTACAGTATCTGGGTCAATGATGGGCAGATTCAATTGCTGACCACCAACCCAGTAAATGTCACAGCCAGCGATTCAGACATTCAAGCTGAAGTGGTGGTGGGTACCACTAGTGACTGGCCTGCGGCAGTGGATGCTTACGGAGTAATTCGCAATGCCATCAGCCAGATAAGACTGAGCCTAAACGAAACTGATGGATTTGGCGCTGATGCTGAAATTGTGGGCGACATTGCAGTTCATCCCACCAACGACAAAATACTGCTGTTCACAGTTCACCAGGATACCCTGCCAACTAATACTCTGACGTCTGTGACTGCTATATTAGACCCACTTAAAGTTGCACCTGGTCTACATGGGTTACCAGCCGCAACCATTGGTCAACGATATCTGCTGCTGAATGACATCGGCAGCAATGGTGACGAGCAGAGCGCTGGGGCTTGGACCGTGGGATTGTACGAAACGGTAGCCCGAGCCAATGATATCATTGCATTTGACGGCACCCGCTGGACCACAGCATTTGTTAGTGCTACTGCCACTGAAACTCAGTATGTTTCCAATCTTACCACACTGAAACAGTATAAGTACTCACAGGGAACATGGAAAAAATCTTGGGAAGGCGAATACCCGCCACTGCAATGGCGACTGGTGCTGTAAATATTTCAGCCGGAGCACTGTTCTATTGTGTCAACACACAACGATGCTTGTTCTTATTGCGTAGTGTGAAACAACGAGATACCTGGGGATTAGTGGGTGGCAAACAACTACCTGGGGAAACTGTGCTGGACACACTACACAGAGAGTTTACTGAAGAACTAGGGTTTATTCCAGACTATCAACGAGTCATTCCCATTGAGACTTTCACCAGTGCTGATCTGGCCTTTAAATATTTCACATTTGTATGCACTGTGACCAGTGAATTTATTCCTCAGCTTAATCACGAGCATCATGGCTATTGCTGGATCAATTCTGGTAATTATCCACGTCCACTGCATCCAGGATTATGGCACACTGTGAACTTTGTCGAGATACAAGACAAAATTCGCACAGTGTGCCAGGTATTTCAGTCTTAACTATTCAGTTTCGGAAATCCAGGGCTCCAGCGTGGTCATTTCTACCGCACTGAGCTTCACATCACCTAGGTCGTCCAGGTTGATTTTCACATCTGGAAATTCAATGACTTCATCCAGTAGACCGTTGATTTCTGCCAAGAACTGTGGCTGATTGGTCTGAGTTACAGTTACCATGCCACTGCTGTCGACTTCTCCGTATTTTTCCACCAATTTTTGACGAAGTTCTTCAAACTGTTGAAGTTCAGTGCTGATAATCTTAACCACCTTGCTGAGTCGGTAGCTGATCCTCACCGGCAGCGGCGAGGTTAACAACTTGGTGATGCTGAGTTCAGCATTCTTAATCTGGGCTAATGTAAGTGTCATAGTTGATTTCTCCTTTGAGATCACTTTTACTTAGCCACCCAATATAAATTGCTGAAATTTGTTCCGTGGTTTAACCAGCACAGGCCACTACTCACCGACTGACGCAGCTGGTTCAGGTTCCACTGATGCAGCTGGTTCAGGTTCCACTGATGCAGCTGGTTCAGGTTCCACTGATGCAGCTGGTTCAGGTTCAGGTTCCACTGTTGCAGCTGGTTCAGGTTCAGGTTCCACTGTTGCAGCTGGTTCAGGTTCCACTGATGCCACTGGCTCAGGTTCAGGTTCCACTGATGCAGCTGGTTCAGGTTCCACTGATGCAGCTGGTTCAGGTTCCACTGATGCAGCTGGTTCAGGTTCCACTGGTGCAGCTGGTTCAGGTTCCACTGGTGCAGCTGGTTCAGGTTCCACTGGTGCAGCTGGTTCAGGTTCCACTGATGCAGCTGGTTCAGGTTCCACTGATGCCACTGGCTCAGGTTCAGGTTCCACTGATGCAACTGGCTCAGGTTCCACTGATGCAGCTGGTTCAGGTTCCACTGGTGCAGCTGGTTCGGGTTCCACTGGTGCCGCTGGCACCAGAATTTCATCATGAATAACCCACGGAGCCTTGATTACCGTAAACGGAGGATGAGCTCTGTTGTTAATACTTGCAGCAATCCTTTCCTGCAACGACTTAACGGTATCTTCACCAAGTTCTTTCTGCACCCAGCCAATAACCTCAGTGAGTGTCAGATCCGGAAAATCAATAAACTCATCAAGAACAGCGGCCGATACTGCTACTTCCCCATATTGATTTTCCTGAAATGTTCCATCAGTGCCGTTAAGATGCCAACTCACGAAGGCAATAACATCCTTTAAATCACCCAGTGTTGGTAATACTTTCATTTCATTGCAGTGCCATGTATATTCAATTGACATTTTATTTCTCCTTATCAGTTAGCCATCACTTTGTAACATTGCAAACTTCCCCGCGGGGGCTGCGAGGATTGCTGTCTGGTATGTTGCCTCTGAGAACTGTGGGTTACTATGGTTGTGTTACCCAGGCTACCAGAACCCATTGCACTGTCTCCAATCACAATCTGATTAGTTTGTGAATCTACCATAGCAGATGCTCCATTACCAATATCAACAGAGTTAGATGGTGTTAAGTTATTGCCTGCGACTCTGTTGTATTTTGATCCAACAAAATCTCCAACCGCAATATTATACCAAGTGGTGGTAGTATTACTATGTGACTGTTGACAAATCTCTGTATTATTTGTGCCACCAATGGTTCCACCAACGCGAAATGCACTGAGATTGGGCATACAGATATTTATGGAATTCTCTAATTAGGCTGACCTATGAATAAATCAATCAGCTGATTGTAGCATTTGTGGTTCATTGAGCACGACCGATTGTGCCTGCACCGCAGCCAAGTACTTGGCTTCAGCCACTGCTGCTATACGATCTTTCTGTGTTTGCGTCATGAAAATCGGAGCTGTGGCCAGCAACAATGAAATACTGTCCAGAGGAAATAGACCAGCATTCACAGCAGCTTCCAGCGTGTGCGGATTACCCATGGCGTGTAACACTGTGGCCGGACTGGGTCGGCCATTGGCCACAATCTCAGACTGCATTGCTCTGAGTGTATTGGCTGTGAACTCAGCAGCCGCGTTGACTTCAAACATCTGTTGATCAGTATAGCCTGGAATTCTGGTGGGCTCGGCGATCTCATACAGCTCTGCCAGAACTTGATTGAGAATTGTAATTTCTTCACGGTTCAGTTCGTAGGCTTCATCCACGATAACCATGTGCGAGTCCAGTTCCACCAGGTCAGCCCTGAGCTTTAGGATTTCATGTTTGGGAGCCTGAGTTTCAGTGAGATACTCCAGTTCAGCAACTTTGGCGTCATACTTGAGGTGGGTGACTTCTTCCAGAGCCACAGCACGGATTCTGCCTTCTAGAAATCCCTGTAGGTTCTGAATCTTGGACCAGGGAGTATCACCCAGTGTCTGATATCGATAATTAAATTCACTATTTAGTTTGCTTGGCATGCCGCTATTTAGGCTGTGGGGAAATCAGGAAAATTAATCCAAGTTTGAGTAGTTTCATCCCAGAGATAAGGCAATCCATCAGCAGGTGGTGCTGTGGGAGCGGCCCAGCTGGTTGTGGTTTCGTCCCAGATCCAGCTGGCTGGATGCGTGGCTGCCAGGGCATTGATTCTGGCTTCAGCAATCTGCTCTGGTGTAGGTGGTGTTAAAATTATTCCGTCTGGTAACATATTGATTTTTCCTTTATGATTTAATAACTGGCTGCTGCTAGGTAATATCTTGCAGTACCCACACCAGTGACATCTGTGCCAACCACACCAGTGTTGCTGACCAGGTTGGTCATGCTGACATTAACAGTGGTGTATCCATATCCAAAGATGGCTTTGTCAACACCATATCCAGCTGCTGCTAGGGAATCTCTAGCAGTACCCACACCAGTGACATCTGTGGTAACCACACCAGTGTTGCTGACCAAGTTGGTCATGCTGACAGAAACAGTGGTGTATCCATATCCAAAGATAGCTTTGTCACCACCATATCCAGCTGCTGCTAGGTAACCTCTAGCAGTGCCCACACCAGTGACATCTGTGCTGACTACACCAGTGTTGTTGACTAAGTTGGTCATGCTAACGTTACCGCTATTGTTGAATCCATATCCAAAGATAGCTTTGTCACCACCGTACCCAGCTGCTGCTAGGAACTGCCTGACAGTGCCCACACCAGTGACATCTGTACTAACCACACCAGTGTTGCTGACCAAGTTGGTCATGCTGACGTTAAATAAGGCCCATCCATATCCAAAGATAGCTTTGTCACCACCGTACCCAGCTGCTGCTAGGTAACCTCTATCAGTACCCACACCAGTGACATCAGTACCAACCACACCAGTGTTGCTGACCAGGTTTGTCCTGCTGACGCCTGCGCCATATCCAAAGATGGCTTTGTCAACACCATATCCAGCTGCTGCTAGGCCAAATCTAGCAGCATCCACACCAGTGACATCAGTACCAACCACACCAGCGTTGCTGACCAGGTTTGTCATGCTGGCGCCTGCGTTAGAATATCCATAGCCAAAGATTGCTCGGTCAGCGCCAGTGGGTGTGAACGACTGCACTGAGTTTCCATACCAGTTGACGCCATCAGACATAAATGAAAAGATGTCCAACGCACCTGAACCCGCCGTGACTGTGGGTGCCAGTGGATACCGCCACTTAACATTGGTGAAGGTTGCTGAGCCAACAGTAGTAGCATTGGGTTGCCGTAATAACATTGTAAATGACTTTCCAGCAATAGCTGGAGGCATGGTGAACGTGGTGGCTATACCCGAGGTCAGCGTGGCTAATAGAAATGTACCAGCATTGAAACTGATGGTCACTGCGGCGCCCACCACACCCAGGTTTACACTGGCTTCGGTATAGTCTTGTACTATCTGGTTCAGCTTGTAGTTAAAGTCAAATGTTCCTGGCATAAATTTTTCCTGTTAATAACTGGCTGCTGCTAGGTAATATCTTGCAGAGCCCACCCCAGTGACATCAGTACCAACCACTCCAGCGTTGCTGACCAGGTTGGTCATGCTGACAGAAACAGTGGTGTATCCATATCCAAAGATTGCTTTGTCACCACCATATCCAGCTGCTGCAAGAATATATCTGGCAGTACCCACACCAGTGACATCTGTGCTGACTACACCAGTGTTGCTGACTAAGTTGGTCATGCTGACTTTTGAGCCAGTGTCTCCATATCCAAAGATGGCTTTGTCGGCACCATATCTAGCTGCTGCTGGATGATATCTAGCAGTGCCCACTCCAGTGACATCAGTGGCAACTACACCAGTGTTGCTGACTAGATTGGTCATGCTGACAAGTCCAGAGCCAGCAGAGTTATATCCATATCCAAAGATGGCTTTGTCGGCACCATATCCAGCTGCTGCTAGGCCGTATCTAGCAGTGCCCACCCCAGTGACATCAGTACCAACCACACCAGTGTTACTGACTAGGTTGGTCATGCTGACGACTGGGCCTGTTGTTCCATATCCAAAGATTGCTTTGTCAACTCCATAGCCAGCTGCTGCCAGGTAATTTCTAGCAGTGCCCACACCAGTGACATCTGTGCTGACTACACCAGTGTTGCTGACTAAGTTGGTCATGCTGACGTATGTGCTGGTGTATCCATATCCAAAGATAGCTTTGTCAACTCCATAGCCAGCTGCTGCTAGGCCATATCTTGCAGTGCCCACGTCAGTGACATCTGTGGCAACTACACCAGTGTTGCTGACCAGGTTGGTCATGCTGACGACTGAGCCTGTTGTTCCATATCCAAAGATGGCTTTGTCAGCCACACCATAAGAATAATTAACAGAGTAAATACCATACCAATTCACACCATCAGAAATAAACGAAAGTATATCTCTGCTCAGTTGTAATGCGGATACGTTGTATAACCCAGGACTGTTGGGCCATCTCACATTAGTAAATGTGGCTTTACCTGCTGTGGCTGATCCTGTATTTGCTTGTGTGAGCACCACAGTAAACCGTTTACCCAGCACGGCAGGTGGCATAGTAAACACCGTGGTTGTGGCTGAGGTCAGCTGAGCGTATATCACCGTGCCATAATTCTGAGTCAGGGTCACGCTGGTGTTTACCACTCCCAGATTTACCGTGGCTTCAGTATAACCCTGAATAACTTTGTTAACTTGTAGTCGAGTGTCAAATGTTCCTGGCATAATTTTTCCTGTTACAAACCAGCTGCTGCTAGGTAATATCTTGCAGAGCCCACACCAGTGACATCAGTGCTGACTACACCAGTGTTGCTGACCAGGTTGGTTATGCTGACGACTGAGCCAGTGGCTCCATATCCAAAGATAGCTTTGTCAACTCCATATCCAGCTGCTGCTAATTGACTTCTAGCAGTACCCACACCAGTGACATCTGTGCTGACTACACCAGAGTTGCTGACCAGGTTGGTCAGGCTGCTGGCTCCACCATACCCAAAGATAGCTTTGTCAACTCCATATCCAGCTGCTGCTAATTGATGTCTTGCAGTACCCACACCAGTGACATCACCAGCAACCACACCGGTGTTGCTGACCAGGTTGGTTAGGCTACTGGCTGCGAGAGCAAATCCATATCCAAAGATTGCTTTGTCGGTGCCATATCCAGCTGCTGCCAGGAAATATCTTGCAGTACCCACACCAGTGACATCAGTGCTGACTACACCAGTGTTGCTGACTAAGTTGGTCATGCTGACGCGGTCGGAAGCATAACCATATCCAAAGATTGCTTTGTCTGAGCCATATCCAGCTGCTGCTAGGTAACTTCTAGCAGTACCCACACCAGTGACATCTGTACTGACCACACCAGTGTTGCTGACCAGATTAGTTAGGCTGCTGTTTGCTACGCCAGTGCCATAGCCAAAGATTGCTTTGTCACCGCCATATCCAGCTGCTGCTAGGTAACTTCTAGCAGTACCCACACCAGTGACATCTGTGGTAACCACTCCAGCGTTGCTGACCAGGTTTGTCATGCTAACGGCTGCGTTAGAATACCCATATCCAAAGATGGCTGTGCCTCTAAAACTCTGACGCACTGTGTTATGCATAACTGCATTAAAGGCAAACATCAGTAACGCATCCCCTGGGTAAATTGACCCATCCATACAACGCCATCACTGACAAAGGACAGAATGTCAATACCTCCCAGAGACTGCGAAATCACTGGCGCAATTCCACCAGCAACCCATGCAACTGCGGGAGTGAAAGTGGCTGTGGCTACTGTGCCAGTGGCTGGTTGCCGCAAAAACAATGTAAACGATTTACCATCCGCCGGCGGAGGCATGGTGAATACCGTGGCAGTGGCTGAGGTCAGGGTGGCTGTCATAAAGTTACCACTATTTAAATTCAGAGTCTGGGTGGCACCTACAATACCATATGCTCGCACGGCCATGGTGTAGTTCTGTGCTATCTGAGCCGCTTGCAAGTTGGTGCTAAATGCTCCAGCTCCGGGCATGATTAATAAGCTCCGCCAAATGCCGTGACTTGCAATGCCGTGCCAGCAGCAGTGGTTGTGGTTCCCACCGAAGCCTTGAGTACAAAGGTGGATGGCAGCACCAGTGGAATTGGGAAAATATATGTGGTGGTAAATGCTGCTGAGGTGGCACTGGGTGTCACAGCGGTGACTGGAATTTCCAGTAGCAAATAAGCAGTGGTAGCATCATCAACCCAGATACCCACTACATTTGCTGCGTTCACTGTGGTCTGACCAGTACCACAGGCATTGACCTGAATGCTGTCAATACGCAGACCATTAGTGGATGCTGGCACAAAGGCGATAATATTGGCTGCCGCGGTGCTGGCCGTGGCAGTAGGAGCTCTGGTGGTACAAGCTGTCTGAGCTGCCAGGGTCAGCGACTTAAGATACGGGGTCTGTGCGAAAATCGGTGTTGACGTAACGGCCATGGGTAAATCCTCTCGGGGTGTAAGTATTTATAAGTGAGTATTTATAAGTAAAAGTTATATGAATATCCAGTAAGATTCTGTAAGCTGACTGCTCCATTTGCGCCAACCCAACCACTGCCTGTGTATATGAGATCGAAAGGTGCGGAGGAATTTACTGTAAAATCGCTGAGCAAACCCATAATAGTATTTCCGTTTCTCGCAATGGTGTAACTATTTATAGAAGAACTTGCTGGTTGGAATCCAATTCTATCTCCAGTGGTAGGTGATGCTGGTAGAGTCAGGGTGATACCTGTTGCTGTCACAATATATGTTGTTTGAGCCACAACAGGATTCAGACTGGTGGCTTGCACAGTAACATTGGTTCTGCCTGTGAGCACACCAGTGACGTTGCAAGTTCCAGCGACAGTTAGGGTTGAATTGGGACTTGTCGTCCCGATGCCAACGTTGCCGCCGAGCGGATTAAGAGTCAAAGGATAAGATGCCCCAGTGTTAGTACTATCCTTCACTTGCAACCATATAGCATAAGGGGATGTAGAGTAAGCACCCGCCGCCAGTTCAGCGTTTGTTGATGACTGAACAGTAGTGATGTTATTTGTGTCAGCAGTCAGAGAGGGCACACCTTGGCCACCCTTAACGTGCAATGTGGCAATTGGTGCTGTCGTCCCGATGCCGACGTTGCCATTGGTGTCTATTCTCATTTTCTCCGTGCTGTTAGTCGTAAAGTAAAATGGGTGATTGCTTGCACTTCCAACAAAACCTGAATTACTGGAACCATCGCCAGTTCCCACTTCAACTCGAGTAGTATTGTCCGGTCGGCCAAATATGCCAACAGTATTTTTGGTCCCGTTATTTGCACCACCATTAACTTGTAACGACGCCCCAGGACTTGTCGTCCCGATGCCAACGTTACCGTTGGCTAGAATGGTAGCTCTAATTCCGCCCGGAGTTCCTAACTGTAGAGCGGAACCACTGGAACCTGCTGATATAAAAGTGGCATACGCTAACGTATTAGTCAGGGTGGCACCAGCCGTGCTTCCCTCGACTCCAAAATATCCAAGTCCAGAGACATTGGAAGTGTTGAATTGGGTGTATACAGCACTGGTGTCATTGGTACCAGTGATACGAATCACAGCACCACTCCCAACGATTGCGAGTTTATTGCCTGGTGATGTCGTCCCGATGCCAACGTTTCCAGTTGTTGTTTGAATATACAGGGCATCTGTTAATCCAGCAGAACCATTGTGGACTTTGAACTGATGATACTGCCCTGAATATTCAAATCCCACACGCATATCAGTACCAGGCAACCAACCCATAGTTTGATAATTCGTATCGGTTGTGAATCCAGCAGTTACTCGATTGTCAGAACTAGCTCTTCTAACTTCTAATTGCCCATAGTTTGTTGTAATTGAACTTGGTAAACCAATAGATACATTTCCATTAACTGCAAGTTTTGAGGTAGGTGTTGTCGTCCCGATACCCACGTTGCCGCTGGTGCCTTTAATGGTCAGCTTATCATTGCCAGATGCCCTGAAAAACAGATCACCACCAGCGGCAGTGGAGTCTAAATACAAATTGTCTCCACCGTCAACTTGAAGTACGGTTCTTGCTGTTCCAGCAGCATCTTTGATTTGGATGCCCTGAGTGTTGTCTAAAAGAATCTTACCACCAGCCACATGAAGTTTTGCCGTGGGAGATGATATCCCGATG